GGGGGGCACCTACTGTGCCAACCCACGGGACCTAGGAGCTAAAGCCTCACTTTTCATTTTCCAATGGACCACACAAGTAAATTCAGAGGGTGGTGCTTCACGTTAAACAACTACAACCCTCAAGACGAAGAAAACATCCAAAATGTCATCGCAAGCTTCGCTCGCTATATCGTCTACGGACGAGAAGTGGCTCCCGAGACCGGAACTCCACACCTACAGGGATACGTTTACTTCAACAACGCACGACAACGCAAAGCGGTCGCGAGGCTGCTTCCTCGTGCGCGCTTGGACGTGGCTAACGGATCGGGCAAGCAGAACCGAGACTACTGCACGAAAGAAGGGAACTTCTACGAACATGGAGACATGCCAATCGACAAAACCGAAGCCAGAATGCGAGGTGGCCAAGCTAACGCGGCCAGATACGCCAACGCCGTACAACTCGCCAGAAATGGAGACATGGATACAATTCGAGAATCCGATCCACAGATGTTCCTCATACATGGCGCAAGACTTGAGTCCATGTATGCACCCGAAGCTCGCCCGCTCGAGGGCAACCTACAACATGAATGGTGGGTCGGCCCTTCCGGTTCAGGGAAATCTCGGCTACTTTGGGAAATATATCCGAAGCACTTTGCCAAAGCACTCAACAAGTGGTGGGATGGATACCGACATCAAGATGTGGTCGCCATAGAAGAATGGAGTCCTAAAAACGATCTGACTGCGTCATCTCTCAAAAAATGGGCGGACAGATATCCATTCCCAGGTGAAATCAAGGGAGGTTGTCTACAAGGACTGAGACCAAAGAAAATAATCGTGTTGAGCAACTACACGCCTCAACAATGTTTTCTCAATCAAGAAGACTTGGGTCCAATACTCCGACGATTCACCGTGATCCACTTTCCGACTGAAGTCAACCAAGCAAGATTCCGTGGCGCTGCTTTTAACATCCCCTCTGAACAACTGTTCGACTTTGACATCCAAACTGACGATGAAGAGCTAGTTGGCGTCGATATCGACGCTATTATGGCAGAACTTTAACTTTGACTTTTATATACTTTATTTGGATTTGTGTTTTCGAAATCGGTCGAGCAGGGTATTTGTTCAAGCCGCCTAATCGGCGGCCTAGTGAACCGCTCCGCTAGCGCTCCGCTACCCTGGCGGGGGCCAACGCCGACCTCGCTTCGCTCGCAGCGGCTATCAATAGATTGTCCATAAATCATGGTATTTATCTTCCGGCCCACGCTCCCCCCGCAACCTCCGCTTCGCTGCGGTGCTAGTGAGGCGCTGAGGCCTCACTGCATTAGGGGTGGGGTTGAAGTTTAGTAAGTACGCATGCGAACGTATAAAGTACGCATATACGTTATACGTTGTGTGGTACACGTACGTATACATACAAACTTCTATATAGTATGGATTTGACTTGCATACTCTATACTATACTATAATACACTGAACCCAACAGTGTACCGTCCCCCTCTTACAAGGGGGGGACGGAGTGGACGGAAAGTGTACGGATACACTTTGAGGGTACGTAACCTCGTCATTCTTCAATTTGCCGAGTAACCCACAAGTGTAACCAACAACCATGGCCCCTCCTGCTGAGAACGCCCAGTCCAACCAAGTCCTGTACGAGATGATGATGTTCGAGAGACGCGAAGCAGAAGCATCCTCGATGCTCATAAACGCGATGCAATCGCGTTTATGCCAGCAGCAGATCCAGATCGACCAACTCATCCGAGACAACCGCCTTCTTACGCAGGCGAACTCACGTGGAGCGAACCTCGTGCAGATGAAGCATGAAGCAGGCATCATGTTCGGGCAGTGCACGGACCGATTCGCAGAGATCTGCGGCACTATGCGACGCGAGATCCCAGAAGTCACGGCATTTGTGCCTGAACTTGAGCGCATTATCCTGCGTGCGGACTTCGCGCATCACATGCTACACGGGATCAACTTTGTTGATCTGACTGCGGATGAAGAACTCGGTGAGGATACCGAATTAGAGAGTGATGAAGATGAAGTAGAACTACAGTCGTAACATCGCTACGCTTTGAGACTCCTTTAAGAGGGAATAAGACATCTCATCATACATATAATATACATATATCATAAAAGGACCAGTGGCAGAGCCACTGTCCCTTTTCTGTTTAACAAAAAGGAATATTTCTAAAACTACAAATCCTCATCTATGTCTTCAACATCCATAGACTCTCGGATGGCGAGAACATTCCCACCGGGGGTAGGAACATTATCCCATTGAAACTGGCGAACCCAAGCATCATTGCGAGGAACCTCGTAACGAGGACGCTTGGAGCCTGTAAGCCTATAACTCGTCTCTGGCTGGACATGTGCAACAATGTCAGCCATGCCAGGAGTTGGAAAACCGGTAATCGGTAAAGACGAATCTAACACATACCTAATTCGTCAGACGATATTGACCGTTAACATTCTGTGTACCAACACGTGGTCTACCACCACGTGGGGTGACAGCATTCAAGACAGCAGCAGCACCGTAATAAACTGTATCACGGGCCGCGTTCCTGAGATGAGTGGCACCCCACTCAGCAACACCTTGCGCACCTGCTTGTAGACCTTCGGAAATAGCTTCGCCTGCTTGAGCAAATATCGAACCCTGTTCGCTCTCGAAATGAGTAGCTGGTGTACCAGCTGCCATAGCACCGGCTGCCGCCATCAATCCAGGATTGCCAGGCGCAGCACGGCTGCTATTGTTAGTACCTCCGACCTTGGCCAACGTTTCAATATGCAACGTAGTCTCAATGCCTAAAGAAGTACCCGTTGGAGCACCCTCAACGGCAAGAATAATAGTTGCCCACGAATGGGTCACCTGAAAACCACTACGTCCTGAGGCACTAAACCCAGCAGCCGCTTCTTGAGTATCCGAATAACGGAAAGCAGTTTGATCCAAGAACTTGTTAACAACAGTTAATGGACTCTGAGTCAAACTAGACAAGGTAACCTTGCGATAGAATGGCAAATCACGCATTTGCGCAATCGTAGTAGGAAATGGCCACGTTCCCGAGCCATACGTACCAGGCGCATACACCGCAACATGGACGAAGCCAGTTGCGGCTGTAGCAGCCAACGTAGAACTAATACGAATACCATGAGCGACAGCACGCCATGCAGTCGACCCAGCCTGAACATTGGCCAATTGATTAACATCAAGGCCACCGCCATAAGCAGCGGGCCATGCCCAAGCACCTGCTCCTTCAACTGAAGGGACAGCGGTAGATGTCATAGCCGGATTAAACAAAATCGCCTTAACATTTGCGCCACTGGTGAGTGTCATACTAAACTCATCATTCAAATTTGCAGTATCAGATTCCATTGTATTGGAATCAGGGACCTTCACTCCCCGAACAATCGGAAGAAAAGGATCAATATGAGCCATCAAAAACGGAACCTTACGGATCGTCTTTGAAAGGGAAGTCAAACCCAACGGCGCTGGACGCCGGGGAGCTTGACGAATCGACGACGCACGACGACGTGCAGGACGACGTGTAAACGTGGTGCGACGCTTGCGCGAATAAGCGCCGGAGCGCGCAGAGGATCGTCGACGCGGCATTGTAAACAAACCACGTATTTGTAATTAAAATAAAGAAAGAAAAGTCCAGTCACGCTGTGCTTAAACTGGAATGTTCTGAAATGAACTGTACTGAACCAACGTTTGCTCTGGACATAAATCCAGATACTTCCCAAACTTCAACTTGGCACAGCACAGTAGCTCCTAGGTAATAATGTGGGGGGGCACCTACTGTGCCAACCCACGGGACCTAGGAGCTAAAGCCTCACTTTTCATTTTCCAATGGACCACACAAGTAAATTCAGAGGGTGGTGCTTCACGTTAAACAACTACAACCCTC